GGGTTTGGGGTCTTTCATATCTTCTTTGTCATCGTCCTCATCAGAATCTTTATCTTTTTTCTTATCGTCCTTATCGTCTTCGTCATCATCTGCAGCTTTAGCCTCTTTCATATCTTCTTTGTCATCTTCATCTTCTTTATCTTTTTTCTTGCCCTTTTTGACTTTTTCGTCATCTTCATCTTCGTCTTCGTCATCTTTTTCATTAAAGCTATTTGTTACTTTAGCCTTCTCAACATCTACTTTTGCTGACGCTTCATTTATTGGCTTAACCAAACCAAAGTATCTTCCAGCGTCTTCTGCCATTAATTTTCTAATATCCATTTATATCCTCCTTAGATTATGTAACTAACTTAAATACTGTAACATAACTATTTATGTTTTAGTTGGTGCGAAGAATACTCTTCAGCTGTTTTAAGGTGGATACAGCGTTCTCATGCTTAATAGCTATACCTCCATTAGCGACCCAATCATTGCAATTTTTATCATAGTCGTCAATTAAAATACTATTGCTTGAAGCGTACTTACCCTTTTCAGCAGTATCTAATAGGATAGCTTGTTGAGCATATACAGGACCAAGATACTCAACAATCCATTTTATCTTTCCTGGAAGAGCTCCAGGAAATCGATTAGTAACACTTATTACTATAAATTGAAACCTTTTTAAAAAATACCACATCACTCCAAAATCAGACATCGGTTTAAGGTTAGTCCAGAAAGTAACATCTTGCTCTTTGAACCAGTACTCTATATCTTCACGAGAATATTTTTGCAGCAGTTCAGTATGAGTTTTTACTCCAAAATAATCATTGAGGGGACCACTTAGATCAACTAATGTGTCATCCAGATCAACAAATATTTTAAACTTCTCACTATATTTTTTCTCTTTGTATGGTCCTCTTTTTTGACCAGTACCATCATGCGGTTTTTTATTCAACATTATTATACCTTTTCAATGATACACATTTGATGATGAAAGTGCATCGATTTAACATTTCCTTGACCAAAATCCATTTGTTTAACTAATGACATAAAACAGTTATTCATATCTTCACGATTATTATTGTATTGAACATCAGGTCTATTATAATTCATACCAGGCCAACTTGCTCTAACATTATATTCTTCTAAGTTTAAGTATGATGTTTCTAAATCTTCAATTATATAATATCCTCCACTTTTTACTTTGGGGAAAAGGATATCAAACGACTTTAACGTAAGTTCATTGACGTGAGATGCATCATCTACAATAATATCTATGCTATCATTTCTGAAATAAGTGTTAAGAACTTCTTTACTATCTTGACTGCACATGTACGTAAAAATTCTATCTTCTCCAGAAACCATACTATGTGGATTAATATCTACACCATATATAACACCATTTTGAAAGTATGTTTTCCACATCCTTAAACTATTGCCATCAAGAATACCCAACTCTAAAAGAGATATATTGCTGTTTCTCATGTGCTTCAAATAATAGTCATAAACATCTAAATAATTTTTACCACTATATCCCATTCTGTATTTAGCGGTATTAAATTTTGCAGCTAAAAGAGATAATTCTGAATTCATTATATATTTCCTTCCATTTTTGTCAGAAATTTGACAATTATATCTTGTATATTATCATTATATTTAAGTCTGATTAACTTTATATTATTAGTTATACAATAATTATTTTTTATAATATCTCTACCAACAATGTTTACTATTTAAGTGAGCTACTGGAGTTTGATTAAACTTTCCGTGTTTTGGACAAATAATGCAAACCTTCTTAAAACAATTAGTATATATTACACAACTATAATCATATACATTATCATGAATTTTATTTGCTTTTTCTATAAATATTTTATTGTTATCAAATTTATTATTAATAGCACATTTAGGACACCCTTGTTTTGCACTAATATGATTATTTGATGTTTGCTCAAATACACCATGCTTCACACAAACAATTTTAATTTTCTTGTTGCTGTGTTCATAATTAACTTTAGAATAATCATACAAGTTTCCGTGTATTTTTCTTGCTTTTTCAATAAATTCTTCTGTTGTAAGCTTCTTCATAAGAACCTCCACATAGGATAAAAGTGAGAAATAGAAGTAATCTTTGATGTGGCAAAGAAACGGTGTCGACTCCGCTGTCCTTCTTATTTCTACTATTTATGTTTAGAACTATTTTATACCTTCTGAAATATTCTTACGTGCATGCACGCTAATAGTTCTTCAAATTGTGGGTTGTTTTCTAAAGCATCTCTTGTGGCTCTTGACACATCTTCAAGTCCTGTGAATAAAGTTTCTCTCTTATGAATTGGGTCATAAAGATGAGGGAAGTTCTTAAAGTTGTTTGTGTCGTCAATTACAAGTAATCCACCAGATTTTAATTGGGCTGCATAGACGTTCATATCAAAGAAAGCACCATTATACGAATGATCACCATCAATGAACATTAGATCAACCTTACCAAATGTTTTAACCTTTTCTACAACTGAAGGAGTCTGAGATCGTCCATCAATAATATCAGTGTTATCACGTGTTATGTTAAGTGAATCAAACAATCTAATAATATCAGGCATTCTATCTTCATTGTTATTAAATTCTGGATCTCTTAATGGTGTTACTCCAATTATTTGAACATCTCTATTAGTTCTTGTAGCTAAAGCTTGAACCAGAGAAATAATTTGACCCTTATAAATTCCGATTTCAAGGAATTTAAAATCTTTTGGCATTTCATCAACACAAAGCTTGAAAATATATTGAACACATCTATCACCGAAAGCAGTTATAGTAGCATCATTTTCAATAAACTCTCTGTGTTTACGAAGCAGCTCATCATGCCAACATAGTTGTCTAAAAGCACAAGTAATGCCTAAGTTGTAGTAAGGAGTATCTTCATAACTTTCTGACCATTTTAATAAATCATATTTTAAATTCATTTATTTCTTCCTAAAAAATGTTAGGGTGCAAATTGTTTTAATGTACTCTAATCGATCGTCAAATATTAGTTCATCTGCAAGTTTACTTGGACCTTCCCAGAAATATAAACCGCCTCTATTCATTGCTGAATCATGAAGCGATATAATTCCACCAGGCATTACACATTCATACCATTGTTCAAAATCTTGTTTAACATCATTGTATAGATGTGAACCGTCAATGAATAGATAAGAAATAGGATTATTCCAGCTCTTTACAACATTGAAACTATAATCTTTTATGAACGTAAAGTTAGAGCAACCAATTGTATTATTTTTAATTGCCCATTCATTTCCAACTAAAGACTTATTACAGCTATCAGGTATAAGTGGATCTATTCCAAACACCTGTATAGATGGATTAGCTCTTGAAAGTAAACCACTTGTGTGACCAAGAAGAACTCCAATCTCAACAACACATCCTTCTTTTAAATTCTCAACTACATGTATGTGTGCAGTCTCTTCAGCTTTAGGATCTCCTACACTATAATGTTTTTGTTCAAAATTCATTTAAACCCCTCTATTATCTTTATCATCTCTTGTTTTATATTTTGTTTGTAATTAATTCTCATTAGATTAATATTATTTTGTGCACAATATATTGTCTTGATCAAATCTCTGTAAACAACTTCTTCATATTCTTCGATTGTTAATATATGATTAACCAAATAAGATCCTACACCCTCTTTGAAATGTTGTTTTCCATCAAACTCTATACACGTGTTGTAATCTGGTAAATAAAAATCAAATCTTAATTTATAATTAGTTTTTGGATTTTTGCAATCATTGAACGTTTTTTGCAGCACAAATTTAATATTAATTTGATCTAAAATACTTTTTATATTTTGCTCACCTTTAGAATTTTTACATACAGGACAGCCACATCCCCTTAAATGAAGAAGTGGACTCTGAGTGAAAGATCCATGTTCATAGCAAAAGATAGTAACTTTATTTCTAATATTTTTATATATAGTATCACTATAATCATATTTATATCCATGAATTTCAATAGATTGTTTTATAAATGCTGCTGTATCTCTTATATTACCACCTATTTTTTTACAGCGACGACAACCTCTTTTTGATCTAATATGGTCAACAGGAATCTGCCAAAATTCTCCATGTTCTGGACAGATAATGCAAACTTTTGTGTGGTTATTAACATAATTCACTTTAGAATAATTATATTTATTACTGTGCACTTGTAACGCTATCTGAATAAATTTATTGGTTGTCAAAGAATACTTATTGTGATAATAATCATATACACATTTTTTACAACCACCACCCTGTATATGTATATTGGGTGTTTGATCGAATACACCGTGTATAGGACATATAATTTTTACTTTTGAAACAGAGTCAATATACTGAACTAAAGAATAATCATATCTATTGTTGTGTACTATAATAGCTTTTTTGACAAAATCGTCTGTAGTGTGTTTACTCATAGTTGAACCTCCATACTGGTTTAAAGTGAGAAATGTAAAGTAATCTTCGGTATGGCAAAGAAACGGTCATGACTCCGCTGTCCTTTAACATTTCTAATATTTATAATTCATCGATGGTGCCAAATTATTTGACCGTAGTTGCTGTTATCATAAAGATGTCTATGATTGTTGCCGTATTCACTTGGATCAGCGTGTAATTTAATATCATTATGTTTAGCTAAAATTGTCAACACTGATTGATCATGTCTATGATCTTTAAACTCAGGAAGGTTTGGTAGACCACATGTATTGGGTTTATCTGTCAGTACATCTTCGTTGCAGCACCATTTTAAATATTTTTCAACGAAAGTTATTGATCGCTCACATCTTTTATATAATTGAAAAGATGCTGTTATAAAATTTGTATTGTGATATTCAATTGTGTTACCCCACATATAATAGAAGCAATCTCGTTTAGTATATGATTTTAGAGGTATTCCATTCAACTCAAATAAAACAATTTCTTCTCTCAAGCATGTGTCGACAAGAGGCTGTATAGAATTAATGAATGTAGCTCCTGAATCACTATACATTACAACATCACCATCATTCACCTGTAATAATGTTTGAAGTATTATATAAGGCTTCCACAGCCAATATCCACAGCCTCTTGGTTGATCAAGAATATGTTTATACTTTCTATAAAATAAAGGAAACATATTAGATGTATATTCAACACAGTGATCAAACCCACTATTTAGTCCACTTTGAGAATTGACTTTTCTTCTCTTCTCAAACTTTTCATTTGCAAAATTGATTAAAAACGTTTTCAATCTAACTCCTAATAATACTATGGCTGATTGGGAGAGGTATATAAGATACTTTATTAACCTGCAAGTGATGAGTGGCCATAGTTTCTCCAACTAATCTAACTCCATCATGAACCCAATAATTATCAATATTTGGAAATACGCTTGAGTATACATCAATATTTTCAGATGTTCCAACAGCAAACTGATCGTTAAAATATTTTGGATCTGGACAATTATCTGGAACATATACACTTGATCGAGCCATTTGCTGTAAAGGAAGCAGAGTTTCAATAGCCCAATCAGTTCTAATTTTAATAACCCAATCATATTTGAAACTATTTACACGTTCATACTGTCTTTTTAGTTCATTAGCCATCATTATTGAATAGAATTGACTGAAAGTTATAAAGCTGTATTGTCTGCCTTTATTAGATTCATATGATCGCTGTAAGTTATTATCCCAAAATTTCTCTGGTTCAAATATTGATAGTTTGGGGTTATATATATGCTTTAGAGCTTCCATTGTATGAGGTTTGATGTTATCACTAATACCATTATTCCATGGAGCACATGAATACGGTTTTCCAACATGATCCTTATCATACCAAATATGCATAAATACATCTGGTTGAAAAGGTTTAATTATACAATTATTAATGTACACAAAACCTTTTTCAAAAAAACGTGGTTGACCTGAGATACAAAGAGCTACTCTCATTTAAAACTTTCCTTGTTCACAATATTTGTTTTTTGAATTGTTTAAACTTACATTCAGATGAATTACTTTGTAAGGAATGTCTCTAAATTCTAATTGACTTCTTACTAATTGATGTGGATTAAATACTTTATTGACACTTAATAACTCTTCAAGGTTGTATATGACAGAATGATATTTAATTAAATTATCAATTGACCCTGCAAAAAAGATATCTCCAAGTGTTCCTCGTTCAGCATAGTTGTCACACACATACAAATAACCTTTATCATAATTATCAATAAATGGTAGTGATGAATTAAACATTAAATCTGGACGTGTTCGAATCACCAAATCGTACCCATAAATACATTCACTAACTTGTTTACAGTGATCTAAACAATTGTAAGCTTTCCAGTACATTGAATAAAAATTTTTCAACCTATAATACCATTTATCAGCATCAATATATTTTGAAAATAAATTAGCATACTGTGTAAAATATGAGTCTTTTTCTGAAAAAGAGTGGACTTTTAACACTACTGGATCATATAAATGTCTAACATTATCTTCATTAACTTTTCCAGACTCATCAAAACCCAATTCATTTAAACTAACTTTCTTACTATTCAACTCATCATTAGTTAGCTGTTTCCAGTATCCAAGAGTATCCCATGTACTAATAAAAACATCAGCCTTTAATGGATCTATTACGTATTGTTTAAGAGATGGAAAACATTGTTCATATGAGCGCATGTGCCCTGAGAGGCATAAAGCCACAGATTTAACCATTATGTATATAATCCTTTATTTTTTGTTCAATGAGTTCATTATTTTTAATTCTAATTAAATTTATATTATTGTTAAAACAATACACATTTTTCAACTCATCTCTATACTTAATGCTTCTAACATAATCATCTGTTATAACAAACTTACCATTCATCTTAAATCCACAGTTAAAATGTTGTTCACCGTCAAACTCTATACACATATTATGATCTGGTAAATAAAAATCAAATTTAAGTTTTCTATTCGTTTTAGGGTTTACACATTTATCAAAAGTTTTTTGTCTAATATAACTGATAAAGTTATCATCCAAAAATTTTCGAATTTTTCGTTCTCCATGAGATTCTTTACACTTGGGACATCCATTGCCCGCTAAATGGTTTGTTGGTATCTGTTCAAAAACACCGTGCTTTTTACACACTATAATTATTTTTTCTATATTGTTTATATAATTAACTTTTGAATAATCATATAAACAGCCATGTACACTTTTAGCATCTGAAATAAACTCCAAATTGCTTTTTGGCTGATTTTGCTTATTGTGTTTTATTGCACATTTTTTACAACCATTTCCATTTAAATGGTTGCTCGGTGTTATCCAAAACTCTCCATGACATGTACAAATAACACAAACTTTTTTGTGATATTGTGTATAAGCAACTTTCGAATAATCATAAGTGTCACCATGAACTTTTTTACATTTCAATAAAAAATCTTGAAGAGATAGAGTTTTTGTACATTTCACACATTTGCAATCTATACTGTGTTTTTCAGGATGATTATGAAAATCCCTTTTTCTTATCAAATAGCACTGAGGACACCCATTTCCTTTGTAGTGACATACTGGAGTTTGCTCAAACAATCCATGCTTTTTACAAATAATTTTAACTTTAGTTGAAGTGTTCACAAAATCAACTAATGAATAATCATACTCATTGTTATGAGCAACAACAGATCTATTAATAAAATCACACAACGACATTTTTTTACTCATAAATACCTCCTTTAGAAAGTATTTATATTTCTACTATATGACCACTTAAACACAACGCTACCTTCATTCTTTAACTCCAGATAGACCGACATTACGGTCCAAGTTGACGGCAAAAGCCGTCAACTCTCCATTTGGTTTCTTATCATTAATTAAAATTCTTGGTCCGCCAC